GAGTGCTAGTTTTACTAATATGGATACTAGTGTTACTAGCACAGACTTAAACAATTATACCTATGCTAGTTCAACTCCACTAGCAGCAGGACAGACAGCGGCACCACCGACTCCAACAGTCAACTGGCAACCTATTAGAACTACTAGCTCCCCAGTTGTGATCAATAACATATTTCCAACTAGCAACAACAGCCCAGGAGGCGAAGGTGCTGCACAGGCGTTTGACGGTAATCCTAATACTAAGTATCTAAACTTTGATAAAAAGAACGCCGGAGTTACTGTTAAATTAAGCCAAGGTCGTGTTGTTCAAAAATTTACTCTTACAACAGCTAACGACTTTAGCGGTCGTGATCCTACAAGCTACAAGTTATACGGTAGTAATGATGGTGTAACATGGGTGTTGATAAAACAAGACAGTCTAAGTCTAAGTGAGCAACGGTATTGGACCAGTCCCGATATTATGGTAGCAAACACTACCGCTTATGTGTATTACTTTATATTGTTTCCTACTACTAAGTCCGGTGATGGCTGCGGACTAAACTGTGACAGTATGCAGATTGCCGAAGTTACCTTTTACTACGATTTAAATGACGGTGTAACTAGTACTGATCAATCAACTACATCAACTCCTAGCAATCCAGGAACATCAGGCAGTATATGTGCTGACTGCGGTCCAACAGTGGTAGGCGGAACAATCACTCAGACTAACGCACCTTCAAATCAAACTATACAAAGCGGATCAGGATGGACTAACAATTCAGATAGAACTGCCCAGAACTCAAGGGTTGCCACTTGGGCTAACGGAGCACAGGCATATAATAATGCTGTCTACGTTGATCAAATATCCGGAGACAATAACACAGTTACAATATCTCTATCTGGCTCTAAAAATAGAACAGAACTTACATTAGACGGAGCAGGTACTAACACTGTTAATATTACACAAACAGGATCTAACTATCTTAAAGCAGATGTAAATGGTTATAATAACAGTTTAACATCTAATCAAACTAATACGATTGGCACAAATTACGCAGAAACAACCATAGACGGAAACAACAATGTTGTCAATCATACACAAAGCAACAATAATAACAGACTGTTATTCAGCGTAGTTAACGGTAATAATAACACCCTGACAACTACGCAATCCGGAAGTGGTCAACACTACATTGATGCTAGGTTAACTGGCAACGGGCATAATGTCACAGTAAATCAATACGGTGCTAATGCTAATAACGCAAGAATAGATGTTACCAACGCAGGCGGTGCTGCTACCGTTGACCTAGAGCAGGCGGGCGGGAAGTCCTTTACCTTAATTCAAAACTGCGCCAATCCAGCAGGATGTAGTACAATAGTCAGACAACAATAAATAGAGGTATGAACTTTATCATAACCTTATTTCGTAGATTTCAAGAACGAAGAATAATTCGCCGTAAATTAAAAAATCTAAGAAAACGGGATCCTTTTATCTACAAATGAAAATCTTAGGAATAAACGCTTTAAACCACGATGCCAGTATAGCTGTTGTTGAAAACGGTAAAGTATTGCACCATGAAAAATCTATCTGCGGTATTGACCTTTGTCCTGAGCTAATAGACCGAGCACTGGCTTTTGGTAATCCCGATATTATAGCATGGTATGAAAAACCCTGGTTAAAGAAGTCAAGACAACTTTATGCAGGACAGTATAAAGATGCATTTAATTTATCAGGCCTACCGTTTTTTTACTTAAAAAAATTTGGTTTAAGCAGGATTCCTATAAAATATGTGCCACATCATTTAAGTCATGCTGCCAATGCTGTTTATGAGAGCGGCTTTGCAGAAACTGCGGTAATAGTTGCAGATGCTGTTGGCGAATGGGATACTGTTAGCATCTGGCATTACAAAGATGGTAAGTTTCGAAAAACATTTAAAAGACAATACCCATATAGTCTAGGATTATTCTATTCGGCGTTTACTGAATTGCTAAATTTTAAACCTGTACAAGATGAAAACAAATTGACCTTGCTAGCCAAAGACGGCGATTACGAAATTTTTTATCATCGTGTTAGTACATATCTAAGAAAGAATTTGCATAAAGGTATTTGGGATTGGGAAATTCCAGAAAAAGATAGGGCAAATGTTGCTGCCAGTGTACAACGTGTGTTTATGGACGAACTGAAAATTTATTTTAAAATGGCAAGTTTTGAAAGCAATAGTTGTATTCTAACAGGAGGTTGTGCGTATAACACTCCTGCAAAATATCTACTGCACAGAAATTTTAAACATAGCTACATTCCAAAGAATCCAGGCGACTCAGGCTCTAGTGTGGGTGCGGCGCTTTATATATTAAATAACCAGTAAGGAGGTGCCATTATGCACAAATTAGCAATGGCGTTCCTATTAGGCTTAACCAGCTTTTTAGTCCGCGCCCAAGTAGTTCAGGTTGAAAAACCAGTCGTCTGTTCCAATCTAAAGACAATAGTTGAAACGATATCAGGAGACTTCCAAGAGCAGCCTACATGGCGCGGTAACGATGCTAGAAGCAAATACATTATGTTTGCAAATAGTAAAACAGGTACTTGGACACTTATACAATACAGTGATAATATTGCCTGTGTAATTGGTTCCGGTGAAAACGGCCGTCAAATATTCTTGGGTAAAACAGTATAAATACTGAAAAATAAGAGGTAGGTATGAGAGCTCACGAATTTATTTCCGAAGACTGGAACAAAGTCAACAAGCAAGATAAGACTGACGGTCTGAGTCAGAAAGCAGTAAATGCTTATCGTAGAGAGAATCCAGGTAGCAAATTAAAGACAGCAGTTACTACTAAGCCTAGCAAACTAAAAGCAGGCAGCAAGGATGCAAAACGCCGTAAGAGTTTCTGTGCTAGAATGAGTGGCAATAAAGGTCCTATGAAAGATGAGAAGGGCCGTCCTACTCCAAAAGCCAAAGCACTAAGTCGTTGGAACTGTTAATGAAAAAGATATTACTAAGCCCATGGACAGCATTGCTGACATTGGCACTTATTTTAAGTATAAGAATTGCTGATCCTGTCTTTGTAGAAAGTATAAGATTACGCTATTTTGATCAGTTAGTAACACAACCGAGAGATGTTCCAGCTCCCGATAATATTGTCACAGTAAACATAGACGAAGCAAGTCTAGACAAATATGGACAGTGGCCGTTGCCGAGGGCAGAGTATGCTAAAATTGTACGAGACTTATATCAGAGGGGAGCAGGCCTTGTTGTACTTAACGTTCTCATGTCGGAAACAGACCGTACAGGTGGAGACAGTGCATTGGGTAAAGCTCTAAAAGAGCATCCAGTTATTTTAGGATCAATACCTAGCAATCAAACAAAGAATATTCCCCGTGTTCCAGGAAGTGCTGTACTAAATCCGGAATACATGAATCAAATTGTAACTTATCCAGGATTAATTGCTAATGTGCCCGTACTGGAACAAAATGCAACAGGTGTAGGTATTGTTAGTACGTTGCCCGAAGTAGACGGTGTCAATCGTCGTGTTCCGTTAGTTATCACTGTTGACGGTAAAATATATCCTAGTCTAGCAATGGAGACATTACGTGTAGCAGCTAATGATACAACTGTACAGATTAAGCTGGCAGAGAGCGGAGTTGAGAAAATGCGTATTCCTCAATTCGGTCCTGTTACTACAGACAATCTTGGACGCATATGGATTGATTGGTCACAAAAGAATAATTCTTATAGCTTAACTAATTTACCAAAAGACTTTGCAGGAGCCATGGTTATAGTGGGTCCAACCGCAGCAGGTGTTAGTAACCCTGTGCCAACAGCAACTGGTGCTGTATTTCCTCACCAATTACAGGCCGCAGTTATTACTACATTAGCTAACGGGGTCGTGATACAGCGACCCTATTATGCTGACGGAATTGAAATTATTGCTGTTCTAGCAGCGGGATTATTATTACTATTTTTAACAAGGTGGACTTATGTTGGACTTGCCTCGGTGGTTGTATTGGTGGGCGGGGGCATTGCTGGCAGTATCCTTGCTTACAATAATTTTCTATTCTTATTCGATGCTACTGCCTTTGCAGTTGGCACAACTTTGGTCGCTTTGCATGCCTACGGTGTTAAGTTTGTAAGTGAGTTCTTACAGAAGCAAGCAATCAAGAAACAGTTTGCTGGATATGCATCGCCAACAGTAGTTAGACTGTTACAAGAAAATCCAGACCTTATCAAGAAGGGCGTTAAGAAAGAAGTTAGTATACTGTTCTCGGACTTACGTGGATTTACACCACTAGGTGAAAGTTTCGGTGATGATGTTGCAGGTCTTACAAAAATAATGAACGGCTACATGGATGCTATTACACAGCCTGTACTAGATGCAGATGGTATGATCATCAAATACATCGGCGATGCCAGTATGCACATACACAATGCACCTATTGAAGACTTAAACCATCCTGCAACCGCAGTACGCACAGGATTGAAAATGCTTAAAGCTGTAGATACATTTAACCAAGATGTGATTGTTCCGCAAGGACGTCCTCCAGTTGGTATGGGTGCAGGCATTAATACAGGACTGGGCTACATTGGTGAGATGGGTAGTACTGCTAGACATAGTTATGATGTACTAGGCGATGCTGTTAGTACTGCGGCACGAATTGAAAGTAAGTGTAAAGAATACGGATGCTTGTTATTAGTAGGCGGAGCTACTGTTGAACGTTGTGCCGACGAGTTCTTCTTCCTTAAGATTGACGACCTAGCTGTTAAAGGTAAGTCAGTAGGAGTTGCTATCTATACAGTTCTTGATCCGGACGTCTCTGTTGCCGCAGAATATTTGTTAGCACAAAAGACTCATGATGAAATGCACTTGTGTTATAGACAGCAGAAATGGGACGATGCTATTCAGCTGTGCGAAGAACTTAAACATGAGTTTGACGGGCAAATGAAAAAATACTACGACATGTGGATAGAACGCTGTGAGTTCCAAAAGACACAAGTACTACCAGCTGATTGGAATGGCGTATTCATAGCCACAAGCAAATGATCTATACTCCGTTTGATTGGTGGATAGAATACAATGTGTGGCTTATGCTACAGTTTAAATTTATGGGCCCTGCCAAGATGATAGCCAAGGGCGGGGAAATGGAGGAGTTTATGAAACTGTTTAGTTTAAACGGGATCCGTAACCCTAACATCTGCAAGCCTGAGTGATTTGAAAATTTTAAACCACATCCACCCAATGTCAAATTCCCAAGGCTGACGGCTGAGTTTAGGATTAGCAGGTTCGAGATGATGGTTGTTGTGTAGTTCTTCTCCGCCAATAATAATACCAATGTTTGTTATATTAGTGCTATGATCTCTTGTCTCTCCATTGCGATAACCCCACCAGTGTCCAACACCGTTAACTATGCCGGCGGCCCAAAACGGTATCCATAACATTTGAATGCCCCATACTAAAAATCCCCAGAATCCAAATAGCAATAGATCAATGGCCAGCATAATCAATATGCCACCTCTTGAATAGGGAGTATAGACGTTGCGCTCAACCCAATCGTCAGGAGTACCTTTCCCAAAGTTTTCTACCATCTTGGTATTTTTACTAGCTTCGTGATAAAGCAAGGCTCCTTTAGTTACTACAGTCTTTAGACCGAATACGTGAGGGCTATGTGGATCACCGTCTTTGTCTGTTATGCTGTGATGCTTGCGATGTATCGCAACCCACTCTTTTGTACGCATTCCAGTAGTCATCCAGAGCCAGAATCGCATGAAATGACTCAATGCAGGATGAAATGTGATGCTTTTGTGTGCTTGCGATCTATGAAGGTATAAAGTTACAGAGATGATCGTAATGTGTGTAACTAATAGAATATATAAAAATGTTAACATAAGGTATTTAAGCATTTTATTTCTATCCAAAATAGATTGCCGTTTCGGTCGTAATGATTTTGGATCCCTTGTATAATGTAACAACATACATTTACACACTCCCATCAATCGCAACAGAAGGCGTAGCAGCGCCAGTTAGCTCTCTGCTGGTCAAGGTTCTTAACAAGTGACCCACTGATCTGTGCCTCATTGCGAAGGCAGCTTCTATTCACTACCCGAAAGGATGCTTAAATGTCTGCCCCTTGGCAAGAAACATTTGAATAGTCGTAACAGTTGAAATGATTTCCTACACGCTCATACTAACAGTGACACCGCAGTTAGTTTAAAAGTCGTAATAGGTGGGGTAAGGTACAGAGCCCAGAAGCGTGGAAATCAAAATACCTATTGTCTCAGTGTGTGCCGAGCAACTCAACAAACACAAAAGATCACCCTCCGAAGAGGGTGTCGTATGGCTTCACAATCTAACAAAACTTCAAAAATTATCCTTCACCTGCAGATGCAGTTTTTACATCATCGGGATCTATATCATCTCTTCTTTTAACACCTGTTTTTGGTTTATCATCTTCTTTCTTGATCTCGTTAATTTGTTTTTCTGCTTCCACACGCTCAAACTCAATGGTCTTACCACGTAAGTGTAATACTGTATTCACTTTTTGGTTAAGTCTGATAAGGTCGTTATCTAACATACGTATTCGATCAATCAGTGCAATCAACACCGTGTTGGCATCGCTAATCACTGGTTTCACTTCCTTAGTGGCCCATTCCCACACATATTTGATAATCCATCCCATGCCTACTGCCATAACAATAGGGAATCCGTATTTGTTAACTAATTCAACGACATCCATGCCTTACTCCTTGATTTCGGTAATTTGCTTACCATCTTTTAAAAACTTAACTAATGGATCTACTTTAATTAACATCGCTCGTCCATTGACATTAACCACTTTAAAATAATCGCCAGCCTTCCAACCTAATCGGTCAATATTAAGTTCCTCATCTAGAATAATTCTATCAGGATGAAGATCCCAGTTATAATCAAAATGTAGCATTCTTTTTACTTTCTAAAAATTTTAATAATTTTCTATTTTGTTGTTCTTCTTCGTAATAATCTAAACACAGTTGAATCCATTCATGCCTGTGCATGATCACATAAAATCTTTCTTCCGGGGTCCATTCAGTGGAGCACTTAGTCACGTCGGGCATCATTTTTACCATCCGCTCGTGCAATACGTTCTGCATCCGGTCTTAATCCCAGTGCATTAGATACAATTGTATCAATACGTATAACATCGTGATTCATAGTTTTTACACGATTGTCAAGGGCGGTGATAATGCCCGCCATTCCTTTAATAGACCCAAGTACACCTTGTAGCAGCAACTTAATAGTCAAGTAGACAAAATATCCTCCTGCTAATGCCGTTGCAATAGGAAATCCAAGATCTCCAATAATTTTAAATACTTCTTCCATAATCGCTCCTAGTGTAGTAATATTTATATTGGCAGTTAACTATTTGGATTCTTAATATCGGACATAGAAAAAATCAATTAAAAAAACTTGATTTATAGCGTAAATAAAAGTATAATAGATACATGAACACGATGTTCTATTTTAGTTTTCAAACACACACAAGGAGATTTTATGAAAACAGTTGGTGATAAATTAACCCCATTCGCAGTCACAGGCGTAAAGTTTGGACAACCAGAAGATGCGTTCTTTGAAATTACAGAGAAGAGCTTTGCTGGTAAATGGAAAGTAATTGTTTACTATCCAAAAGACTTTACATTCGTTTGCCCTACAGAAATTGTAGCATATGACAAACTAGCCGCAGATTTTGATGACCGTGACGCAGTATTGCTCACAGGTTCAACAGACAATGAGTTCTGTAAAGTGGCTTGGCAAAATGCTCATCCAGACCTAAAGAACATTCGTCATAATCAATTTGCTGACACGCAACGCGGTGAGCTCAGCTTGATTGAACAGCTAGGTGTTATGTACGCTCCGGCAGGTGCAGCACTTCGTGCAACTTTTATCGTTGATCCAAACAACGAAATCCAACACGTTACTGTAAACAACTTGAATGTTGGCCGTAGCCCAGAAGAAACACTTCGTGTATTGGATGCGTTACAAACTGGCGAACTATGCGCCTGTAACCGTACTGTAGGCGGCGAGACACTTTAATTCTACACTTCTTCAGTTGGATATCAGAGCCATGAATGTGGATATAAAAAATGAGTTATATATTAGAAGATTATCTCAATTAAAACAGAATCTTTACTATAAAGATTCTCCGTATTCAAATGAAGAAGTACTTAGGTATAAACTTGAAGCAGAAAAGAAGTACGGTAACATTCTTATGCTTCCGCTAGATATCCCAGTAATAAAAGATGAAAAATTTGTCGATTGGTATTGGGATAATGCTCAACAGGTAAGGAAACTTACTCAGGACATTGCATCTCAACGAGATGATTTAGCATCTTTTAAAAGTATTGATGTTTTTAACGAAAACTCAGAATGGATTATTCCTTCAAAAAGTGTTTGGTCTAGGAACATCTGTAGCAATTTTCACAAGCTGTTTCCTGATATTTTTGATCAGTTAAATGAATACTTTCCGTATCAGTTTATAGGAAATTTTAGTCTTTGGTCAAGCATTGAGTACATAGGTCCACATAGAGATCCAGCGGGATTCCTAGATTTTCCTTCGAGCTTTAGAGTAATGTTGTACGACGAAAACCCAAACCCTACATTGTTTGTTCAAGAAAGTCCTACAAATTTATCTGAATCTGTTCTAAAAGATGTTAAATTTATTCCCAAATTAAACGACTCAAATTCGTTTGCATGGAATAATTTAAGAACAATGCACGGAAGTAATTTTAATCCTAATCATAGAAAAATACTTTTAATTTTTCATCATTGTATAGTTGACTGGAAGAAGTATTTTTCTTTAATGGATCGAAGCATTGCAAAATACTCCGATCAATGTGCGAAGAGCAATCTAAGTCTAAAAGACTTTGTGTATTAAGATTTTAAGAGGTAGGTAATGATAGATTGTATGATTATAGGTGATAGCATTGCTGTCGGTACAGCTATGGCTCGTAAAGAATGTGTAAGTTATGCAAAAGGAGGTTGGAACAGTTGGCAATGGAACAAGGATTACTTGGCCAAAGCCTCTGCTCAACCTGCTAGAACAGTAATTATCAGTCTGGGCGCCAATGACCACAAAGGTGTCAAGACTGAACAAGAACTACGAAAGATGCGAGAAGCCGTTAAAGGTGATCGAGTGTTTTGGATTGATCCGGGGCAAGATCGAAAACCTGTTCCGCATGATGCAATATCTCGGATTGCAAAAGAATATGGTGATACTATATTGCCTAGGCCTAAGGGTCATATGAGTAGCGATGGTATTCATCCTACAGGTCGAGGTTATAAAATTTTAGGGGAGATGACAAAATAATGGCACAGAATAATGTAATGAGTGATAAATACTTGTATGGAAACAATCACTCATACATCATTCGTCTATAAATGGATACACTTGCCTACGGGCAAGTGGTATATTGGCAGTAGAACCGCTAAAGGATGTCATCCCCAAGATGGCTACATTAGTTCAAGCCAACTTATTAAACCGTTGATAAAACAAAATCCAACAGAGTGGAAAAGAGAAATCATTAAAACTGGTGGCCCAGAAGAGATGATTAAACTGGAAACTACTTTGTTAGAATCATTAGATGCTAAACACAATCCAATGAGTTTTAACCAACACAACGGCGATGGTAAGTTTACCAGGACAGGTGTAAAAGTATCAGAGGATACTCGTAAGAAACAAAGCGAGTCTATCAAAAAAGTTCATCCTAATAGAGGCAAGCCAAGTCCAAACAGAGGCAAGATAGCATCAGAGGAAACTCGTAAGAAGCAAAGTGAAGCAAAGTTAGGGAAGAAACGCAAGTCATTTACAGAGCAGACTATTGAAAAAATGAAAATAGCGGCAAAGATAAAGGCTGAAAAACGAGGATATGTGCCGTGCCCTGAACATCTTAAAGAACATTTTAGAGAAAAGTATTCAGGACAGAAAAAGAAACAACATACCTGCCCATATTGTGGTAAAACAGGCAGTGGCGGATCTATGTTAAGATGGCATTTTGAAAATTGTAAACATAAAGGAGAATGAAATGAGTTGGGTCGATCAAATTAAAGAAGCGTTACCAGAATACGCAAAGGATATAAAGTTAAATTTAGATTCAGTTATTAAAAGAAGTACCTTAACAGACGAAGTTGCTAATGCTTGTGCGTTAGCGGCGGCTTTCGCTACAGGCAATGGTAAGTTAGTTACATTTGTTAGTAGTAATTTTACCGAGGAACAAGCCGCTGTTCGTGATGCTGCACTAACAGCGGCAAGTTTGATGGCAATGACAAATAGTTGGTACCCATTCGTTGAAATGGCAGATGATCCGCAACTAAAAGGATTGCCAGCACAGTTACGTATGAATGCCATTGCGTCACATGGTGGAACTACCAAGGCCAACTTTGAAGCATTCAGCCTTGCCGCAAGTATTGTGGGCAAGTGTCACTTCTGTGTTAAGGCACACTATGACACATTAAAGGCAGAAGGATATACAGTAGAGAACCTTCGTGACATTGGCCGTATTGCTAGCGTTATGAACTCAGTAGCTAAAGTATTAAACAGTTAACAAAAAGCCCCGAAAGGGGCTTTTTTACCATATAAAGTTTTTTGTATAATATTTGACGATTTGCTTTAGTTCACTATCAAAGTCTGCAATAGGCATCCAACCCAGTTCCTGTAGTTTAGAATCGTCAATTGCATATCTAACATCTTGTCCAGGACGTTTTTCTGTTGTGTCTAAGTATTGATCAGGATTACCTTTCAGCCCCATCAACTTAATAATTTTTTTGGCGACTACGATATTTTGTTCTTCATAGTTTCCACTAATATTATACACTTGATTAACAACACCAGTTTCTATAATTTTAATAACAGCGGCTGCTGTATCACTAGCATGTAACCATGTACGTCTTGGAGTTCCATTGTCGTGCAATGTTGCCTTTTTCCCTAAACTTAAATATTTTATAGTATGAGGAATAAACTTTTCTGTGTATTGACCTATTCCGTAATTATTAGTAGGTCGTACAATAACATACGGTAATCCATAAGTACGTGCCCATGCAGTGATTAACATATCGGCCGAGGCTTTGGTAGCAGAATAAGGATTGCTGGGTTTCAACAAATCGTCTTCTGTATGAAATCCTTGCTCGATATCTCCGTAAACTTCGTCTGTAGAAAAATGTAAAAATATAGGTTGTTTTCTAGAGGCCTTTATTTTTTCTAAGATATGATGGACTCCGTTTATGTTGCTTTCTAAAAATACACTGCTGCTAGCAATACTGTTATCTACATGAGTTTCAGCGGCAGTATTGATAAAATAATCACATTCGTATAACTTATCCAAATCATTAATATCTTTTTCTTCAAATATAAATGTTTTATACTTTTGTAAATTGCTCAACAGATTCCAATTGGCTGCATAAGTTCCTTTATCAATTCCCCTAACATACCATCCTCTTTCTAAACATGCTAAAGTTACATGATATCCTATAAACCCTAAACAACCTGTTACATATACAGTTTTAATCATTTTAATTCCTATTCAACCATTCAGGATTAGCTACATACCAATCAATCGTTTCTTTTAATCTATCTTCAAAATTTAACTTTTCTTTCCATCCTAAGTTATATAATTTTATAGGATCAACTGAAAAACATAAATCGTGTCCCGGACGATCAACTGGAATAAGTTTATATTTCAAATCTTTATTCATTAGTTTAGCTATAGTTTTTGCAAACTCTAAATTATCAATAAAATCTTTACCTGCACTGTTCCATTTTTCACACACAAGTTTCTGGTGATCTAATATAAATCGAGTATGACTAGCAACGTCCCCTGCAAAAAACCAACGTCTCCCACCAATTTCATTTTTAGACCCTACATGTATCTGCAATTCTTCATCTTTAAGAAGTTTATTGATAATAATGACAGGTAATCTATTTGCCTGACACTTAGGACCAAATGTATTGTTTATGTGAATGATACTAACGGGTACTCCGAATGTACTGCTATAGGCTACACAAATTTCTTCGCCGGCAGCTTTACTAGCAGCATAAGGGCTATTACTGTTATATCTATCATCTTCGTGACTATCACGACCGATAGGTATAGGACCAAACACTTCACCGGAGCTATAATAAACAAATTTAGATACTTTGGATTTTCTAGCGAACTCTAATAAATTAACAGTGCCTATTACATTGTCCTTAATAGCACCCAATGGATCATTGATACTATCAGCGGCACTTGGATTGGCACCTGCATGTAAAATAATATCAACATCGGGTATATCAGGCAACGGATTTTTAATGTCGTGACTTACTAGTTCGACCTTTCCGTAAAATTCTAACAACCTATCTAAATTTTTACTTTCCGGTCTTACTAAACATACTATTTTATGATCTGACAAAAATTCACGGACTAGATAATGTCCTATGAAACCTGTGCCACCAGTAATTAAAACTTTTTTCATTTTGCTACGTATACTCTGTCTGACCAGTATTCTGTTACAAATTCATAATTCCATCGAGCAAGATATGTCTCAATCATTTCAAGAGTTACTCCGTAACGAGTAGCCCATTCTTCCCACCATTCAATACAAATAACAGGTTTAAACTTTTCAATAGTTTGTTCTGCTCCAAGTAATCCAAAATATTCAAAACCTTCTGTGTCTAAATGTATAGCGTCACATGCATCAAGCCCAAGATCGTCAATTCGTAGTGTAGGTAAAATTCCAGATCCGGATACGTGAGTAGCGCCGACATCAGTTGCCCAGTGTCCTAATCCATGTAATCCTCTTTCGTTACCTAGACACGCCTGAAATTTTACAACATTTGGAGTATCGGCGTTTAAGGTCAGAGATAAAAAGTTTAAAGGATCTGGTTCAAACGTGTATACACGATCAAACATTTCTCCGTATTTTTTAACATAGAATCCCACGTTGCCGCCAGCCTGTACAAGAACACCTTTGTTCGGAACGTGTGCAGCAAACTTCTCCGGAACATCTGGATGACTGTGCATAAAATCCCAACATCCTCTATCATGATTTGGCCACCACCATTCTCCGCGTTCGCCTACTAACTCTGTTAAATTTATTTTACTCATTTTAAGTCCTTCTTATATTTAGGTAACAAGGACGATCGTTATAAAGGAACTCTTCCCATATACTTTCTAGTTCTTGTATGTTGTTTGGTTTATATACTTTGATGTTTGGAAAGGCCTTAAGGGCATCTTCATCGTCAATGGCCCAATGACTAAATCCCAAGTGTCCGTAATCTTTATCTCTACCTGCACCGACTAACTTAACAGGTGCGCCTTCGTGATTAAGGTAGTTACGTAACCATTCGTAAGGTCTAAATATTACAAACGGGGTTATACTATAACAAATAGGAATTTTATGATTATGTGTTAGTCCAACAGCAGCGCCTACCATTAACTGTTCGGCAGCGCCAACATTATATGTTCGTTCCGGAGAAACTTCTCTGGCTTTGTTTAATACACCGAATCCTAGGTCCCCTGTTAACAACCAAAGACGTTCGTCTTTAGCAATGCTATTTGCTAATAGCTCTCCAAATCTATTTCTCATAATGATTCATAGTCCTCTGGTTTTAATACATAATAGTGTGTTAGCACACCTTTGGCAAAGTTCCAGTCAGGTGGGGTTGTATTTCTAATATTGATATCAGGCAGAAATGCCTTTAGTCGAGTATTGATATAATCTCGATCAATCATGTCGTAGGCAATCATACCGTTAACGTTGGCATATACTTTTAAGTTAGTTAACTTAGCTTCGTATATAAATCTCAATGCTTCCCAGATGCTGCCTTCGCCACACTCGCCGTCACTGATCAAACAGTAGACATCGCGAGTTCTGTCTGCTAGTGCGTAACCGGTAGCAACAGTGAGGCCCATCCCGAGACTACCTGTGCTACAGAAGATACCACTGCCAATATCACGATGAGGATGTACCCCATGCTTGTGAAACAAACGTTCTGCGTCTTGTCCTTCATATTTTTCCAGTACTGTATATAGAGCCAATGCTGCGTGTCCTGAACTTAGGATAAACGGATCAGTTGGCTTTTTTGTTTGATAAATTTCATCGATTATATTAACTGCATTAAGATTTGAACTTAGGTGTCCGATCTTTTCTTTATAGCTAATATCAATAACTCTTTTTTCTAAATTGTTCATACAAATAAACTCATAAAGCCGTCAACAGTCTCGCCAATATAGGCAATCTGTTCTGGAGTAATTACAGGACTAGTTCCGTGGAAGTAAGTGTTCTTCATAGTCATAGTAGCGACTGGGAAGTTGTCTCTTGCATCTGCTGGATTCATCAAGTGACTGTAAGCAGGCTGTAACATGATATTACCTGCAAAGTATGGACGAGTTTGAATTAAGTTTTCTTCTAGGTAGTCAACAATGTCCATGCGTTTGAACGGAGCGTCGGCACGGATCGTTAACGGAAATGCAAACCAACTTGGATCGCTTTTTTCCTGTGCTCTGGGCAAGTGGAAGAATTGCTCATATTTTTCGTAGATGTTGAACAACAATTGATAGTTGCGTCTACGTAGTGCATGGATCTCGTCTAGTTTTTCAATTTGAACTAGTCCCATGGCACTCTGCAATTCGATGGGCTTTAGATTGTAACCAATTTCATCGTAAACATACTTGTGGTCAAATACTTCGCCGGGCATCTCTGGAATCCATTCTTGGAAACGCTTGCCACAACTGCCGCACTTTAGTTTGTTAGCTTCTGGTCCTACACAGTAACAACCGCGTCCCCATTCACGGAAACTACGTAAGATAACTTCTTGTGCGTAGGTCTTACTGGCAACAAAGCCGCCTTCGCCCATTGTCATATGGTGTGCTGGATAGAAACTGCACGATGCCATTTCACCGTAACTGCCCAATGGTTTCCCGTCGTATGTACTTCCCAGTGCATCACAACAGTCTTCCAATAGGATTAAATTATACTTCCTAACAATCTCCATCAAACGATCCATGTTAGGTGGATTGCCTAGTACGTGCGCAAATGTAATAACACGAATTTCGGGATCTAGTTCTAATGCACGTTCGACTTGATCTAAATCTAAGTTAAGTGTGTCCAATTCAATATCCACAAACACAGGAGTAAAGCCAACTTGTAATGTAGGATTAAGAGTAGTAGGAAATCCTGCAATGGGCATTAATACTTTTGTACCTTTAGGCAAGTTGTATCCACGCTTACTAGTCAGTGCCGACATCATAAGTAGGTTACTACTAGAACCGCTATTGGTTAAGATGCCGTTTGTTTTGCCAAACTGCTTAGGAAACTCTTTTTCAAACTTGATGCTTTTGTCGCCCATTACTAACCAACCGTTTAATAATGCTTCTGCGGCTGCAACATATTCGTCTGCATTAAAATGAGGACCTGCATAATTAACAAAGTCCTTGCCAGCAGTCCAAGTTTTACTAGCTTGTTTCTGCTCAATGTATTGTTTGATTTGATCTAAGATTTCTTTCATATTTTATTTTACTACTTCGTTAATGAAATGTCTAGCTAATTGGATACGTAGATCTAAACTAGTTCCAGGCCAATGGATTAACCAATCACCTTTTTGCCAAGTTCCATCATTGCCTAATAAATCATATTTGCTTTGATGCGGATAAAGATCATTCTTATATGCGTTAAGGTAACGTTGAGGAACTATTTTAATCTTTTCTTTATTAGCAGGAATGCTGTCTATCATTGCTTGCTGTTCTAAAAACATAGCAGTTCGATATTTAGGTAAGCTATCATAAATTTCTTGAAGCCAGTTTTTACTCCATTCAGTATTTTTAATTAGAAAGCTATCGTTGTTAATTTCGTTGCAGTCCGTAGCAATAATTAGATCATAATCTGAAATAATTTTATCCTCAATCTTAACGGTGTGATTGGTAATCATAGCATCACATCCTGTCCACCACACCCATTCGATATCTTTTCTTTTTTCAAATAGTTCTTTAATTAATCTACATCTCTCAAACCCGCCCGGTATTGTTTTATCAAAGTCGTTAGTCCAATTAAGTCCTAGATATCCGTGACGTTCACAATATTGTTGCTTGTTCTGATTCCATGTTAGGTCAGCAAGCGGTTGATATTTTTCGTCGTTTAAACTTACAACTGCGTACATATTTGTCCTTAAAAGTAAAAGCCGTTGGCACGAGGAAACCACGTGTCTCCGTAGCCACCGTGCGGTGTTTTTGTCTGTTCGTAATCGGCACGTATTTCGCACCAATAGGTCTTGCCCAAGCCAATTGCAATGCTCAATGCAGAACTTTGGTTACCAATGAACATTTCGCTGCCTTGTATAAGTCTTGCAACTTCTAGCAGGTCTTCTGTTTTCTGATAATGTATTTTTGTTTTGAATGTATCTTCAAAGCTAGCATGTTCATCAGGGGTGCCAACAAACGCACCGTATTCGCCAATTTGATTTTCAATAAACTTTTGCTCGTGCCAACCTTGTCCGCCTTCTGCACCGTGTAGGTGTCGGTTAGTTCTGTTGACAATAATAGGTTTGCCTGGAATATGAATTGGTTGTACAGGAGTTAGCCACGGCTCGTGTAACAATTTCTTTTTAATTTCTGGATCGTGAATGTCCCATCCCATGGTCAATGCATAGCATTCTGTCTGATTGCCTTGCCAACCACGGATTAAGTGTTGTTTCCAATGATCTAGTAATTGTGGAAAGTCGTCTACCTCGTCTTTCCATACTGCAACTTTGCCAATATAGTCTTGTGCTTCTAACAATGGTGCTACAATGTCAAAGTCTTTCTGTGTAAGTCTACCCGAAGCAGGCCCTGCATTAGGCCAGCCTAACACAGTTTTAGCAAAGTGATCGTGATAGTTTAACTTTACATAGAGGTCGCCGCCTCCTAGCATTTTCATAACACATAAGCTGTAGACAATGTCTCCGAATGTGGAATGAGTGATAAGATTTTGTTGTTTCATAGTATTAAAATTATAGCTGTATTTAATTACAAGTACAACACCAAGAAAAATTTCCCAATTGTTGTTAAAAAACAACACTAGATCTTGACGGGACTAAATAAACACTATACAATAGAGACTAGTTTGTAAGTTAGACAGAGAAATTTTTAGCCACTTTTAAAATAGTGGTTGACAACGAAACTAAATAACTGTACAATTAAGGCATAGTTAGTTAGAAAGGTTGTTAAAAACTTTTTGTTCAAAAGAATAAAAAGAGGTTGACAACAAGACTAAATAACTGTATAATTAACACATAGGCAGCAATGGTGCTGTCAATGTAAAAGAAAGTTTTTAAAGAGAAAACAAAATGCAATCGTTTAACAGACATCAACAATTTAATACGATGCCCAAACAGGCAGGCTTTGTAGCCTCCAATTGGTTATCTATTGAGTGTGGTAGTCTGTCATATGATCGCACACCAGAGATTTACCCGGGGTCCCAGGAGACCGTAGTGTAACACAAAAGTACACAACAACTCCAAAGGACCCCAGGATTAAAAACCCTGGGGTTTTTTGTTGCTCAAACGAAAGTTATGACAGAAACAGATAGTAAGAAACAACGAGAAGCTGAGTTTACACGCAAGCATACTCTGTCGAAAGAAGATCTTCGTAAGATGATCTTAGAAAAAACAGAACGTGCTCGAGTGTATAGCAAAGTCGTTAGAAAGCGCGAGATTGCTCAAGAGCAGTCGTAGACCGCAAAGTGTGAATATACAGGAAACGAGGTCCTGACAGCGCACTTAAAACAAGCTGTAAACGGGCGGACTAGTGGATGGCTTATCCTTGTGTGGATAAAAAAATACTAGTTAATAAAGCATACTGCCGAACAGTCAAATTGCGAAAGCAGATGAGCAGTATGTTTTATTAAACACATTCTCTACCACTTGCTTTTGACGCAAGAGCGGAACGCATAGCGGAGAGTGTGTTAACAATTAATGGTGTGTGTTCCCTGTTGCCGGCTGTAACCCGGTAGCCATAATAAGCAGGGTGGCGGCAAGTGGTTCGATTCCATCACACATCACCAGTTTTGCCCTATTAGTATAATGGTATTACACCTGTTTTGTAATCAGGTTACGGCAGTTCGATTCTGTCATGGGGCACCAGAATTTTGGAAGATAGAGTCTATGGTAGACAAGCAGCCTTGAAAACTGTTCCATTGGTTAGTAGCCGGTGATGGTTCGATTCCATTATTTTCCTCCAAATAATGCGTGGTTAGTTTAATGGTAGAACCAGACGTTGCCAACGTTTAAGCAGGAGTTCGATTCTCCTACCCCGCACCAGTTTTAGGCTTCTTTCAGCAAATTTAAATTTCACTGTAAATGAAACAAAAAGCGAAGCCTGTTTTATTATACTTCTCTGATGTAATGGCAGCATAGCGGTCTCCAAAACCGTTCGTTGGGGTTCGAGTCCCTAGGGGAGTGCCAGTTTTAGGATGTTAACAGCAAATTTATACACTGAACTTTTAATTCAACTTGTAAAAATACATCCTGTTTATTTTGTTCCCGGATTGTGTAATGGTAGCACAACAGACTTTGACTCTGTTAGCCTAGGTTCGATCCCTAGTCCGGGTGCCAATGTTAGACTTATTAGGTGTGGCTATGTTGTAATGGTAGCAACCTAGACTGTGACTCTGGTAGTTCGGGTTCAAATCCCGATAGTCACCCCTAATAAGTTTATTCCTCTTGTAGTTAAATGGTATAACAGTCGGCTGATAACCGGCCATTACAAGTTCGATTCTTGTCGAGAGGACCAATTTTATCTCGCATTCGGTTAGCGGCTATGCCACTCCGTTTGGGGCGGAGACTTCGTAGGTTCGAGTCCTACATGCGAGACCAACAATTTCTATTCCGTGAAATCCAAGCATGGTGCAAGGACCTGACTGTTAATCAGTGATTAGGTGAGTTCGATCCTCACACACGGAGCCATTATAAAAGCACATACAGATCCGCCCGATAGTAAGGGAGATAGCGACTAACGTTGAAGGACTGTTTAAATGTGTTTCTATAATGGGGGCAGTAATGGGTTACGGGTTTGCCTTGCAAGCATACTGTCTAGAAGGGTTCGATTCCCTCGGCTTCCACCAGTTTTAGGATGGGTTCAGCAAACTTTAAAGCTAAACTTTTTGGTTGTCTAGCGACAAAAACCATCCTGTTATTTTATGCATCGGTACCAGAGCGACTAATGGCGCGGATTGCAAATCCGTTGATTCGTGGGTTTGAGTCCCACCCGATGTTCCAGCAATATTTTTATACTTCGTTCGTCTACTCGGTTTAGGACGCTAGCCTTTCAAGTTGGAAAAACGGGTTCGAATCCCGTACGGAGTACCAAGTTAATGGAGATGTAGGAAAATTGGTAACCCCAGTGGACTGTAAATCCGCCGCCCGAAAGGCACTACTGGTTCGACTCCAGTCGTCTCCACCAAGTTAATGGTCTCGTCATATAGTGGTTATTATACCGGCCTGTCTAGTCGGATATCGGGGTTCGATTCCCCGCGGGATCGCCAAGTTTTGTAAGTGTTAGCAAGTGAAATCACGCTATAAAGGTTTCTTCGAAGGACTGATATAGTAGAAGGTCTCGGGTTCGATGCCCGACGGATCGGAAGATCCGGGTGCATGGGCTGGCGCACAGACTGGATGAATCCCAAGTAACGTACCGAGTCCCGCTCGAGTTTATTACACGGGTGAATGGTTCCTATAACGATGGGGGAACTACTTACAAATTCAATATGCCACAGTAGTCCTCTGGGTAGGGCACCGGATTGTCTATCCGATTTAGGCGGGTTCGATTCCCGTCTGTGGCGCCAAGTTAATAAGTATTAACAAATGCCTATAATAGATTATTATTTAAACACCTGGGAATATTTTACATTATTGAATAATGAAAATTTTGAAGGAACATTATTAGACTACGGTAGTAACTACGGTCTTTTTCTTAGTAGCAGTAAGGGTAATTTTATTCAATCAAACTACACAGGAATTGATGTAGATATTGCAGCAATAAAAGAAGGTCAAAAATTATTTCCGGAAGCAAAATTTATTCATTATGACAGATATAATATAATGTATAACGTTGCAGGGAAAAAAGATATTTGGCCCGATCTAGATGATCAATTTGACAATATTGTCAGCTACAGTGTTCTAACTCATACTACCGTTGAAGATACTTTGTCAACAGTAGAATGGTTATATCATCATCTTAAACCAAAGAAAAAAATGTTTCTAACTTGGTTAGATATTGAAAATACTACAGCGTTAGAATATTTTCAAAATAAACGTATTAAAGATTTTGGCAGTTGTGATCAGATACAAACAACTGACTACATTTATGTAGTTAATAATAAAATTACAAAAATTCCTCAGGAAGGAATGTTCTTGGTATTTTATAATCAATCATTTCTTAAAAATCTTTTATCAAATTATAATTGTAAATTTGTACAGTCACCGAATCAATCTACTGGTTGTTTTCAAGATTGTTTAATTATTACTAAAGATTAAAAAATAATTTGCCGCGGTAGCTCATCAGGTAGAGCAGCAGACTGAAAATCTGTGTGTGGCTGGTTCGAGTCCAGCTCGTGGTACCAATTTATACCCCTGTCTTTCAATGGATAGGATACTACGCTACGAACGTGGAGATGGTGGTTCGATTCCATCCGGGGGTGCCAATTTTAGGATACGAACAGCAAACAATTTAAATTCAACTTTTAATTGAAAAATAAGTATCCTGTTAAAAACAGTTGACAACTACTGCAAAAGGTTGTATAATAGAAACTTAAACACAAAAGAGGTAATGACATGAAACGTACAGGTAAACTGTAGTGTCATCCTAGACCCCCGTATGGTCCTGGATGGCACGTAAAAGACAATTCTTTACGAATCCATCCACAGCTGGCGTTAACGGTAGCGTACTCGGCTCTTAACCGATGAGGTGTCAGTTCGAATCTGACGCTGTGGACCATATGGGGGTATAATTCAACGGCTAGAATATCCGGCTTTTAACCGGTCTATCAGGGTTCGATTCCCTGTGCCCCTACCATATAAAAACACATTACACGCCATGTAACTAGCGGTGGTAGCCTAGTGAAGGGTGCGTCTCCTACCGAGTCGTTTATAGTGTGTTTCTATATGGTAACGTAGCATAATGGTTGTGCAACACCTTCATACGGTGCCCGGTGTGAGTTCGAATCTCACCGTTACTACCAAGTTATATGGAGCGTTCGTCTATCGGTTAGGACATCAGGTTTTCATCCTGAGAAGAGGGGTTCGACTCCCCTACGCTCTTCCAAGTTTCGAGATAGACGTAGAGATTGAGTCCCTTGTATTCTAGTGCCCTATTCTTGAGCATGACACACCAGTAGAATTGTACAAGGTCAGTATAAACTCTCTCATACGAGACAAGCCTGCGAGTCCTTAAGAAAGATAGTAGGTCTCTCGAAAACCTATTCATGCCCTCTTAGCCCAATTGGTAGCAGGCAATGGTCTTAGAAATCATTCAGTGTCAGTTCGAATCTGACAGAGGGTACCAATTTTAGGATGACTTCAGCAAACACTTATTGCCGCTAACAATCTGGCAGGCCGTGCAAGTGGGCACCGTAGTTGAAATAGGGGTTCGATTCCCGGCGATACTACAGCATCCTGTTTTATTCTTATGCCCTGTTACGCTAATTGGTAGTGCGGATTCTCTCAAAAGGAGTTGGCTCTCAGTTCGAATCTGAGACAGGGTACCAACAATGCGGTGGTAGCGCAATAGGTAGGAGGCAACAGACTTAAAATCTGTACAGTATGGGTTCGAATCCCATCCACCGCACCAAAGTTTTAGGATAGTAACAGCAAACATTAACAACACACTTCTCTTGAAAAGAAAAGGAGCGGTTCGACTCCGCAGCCGAAAGGTTTGGTGTAACGGTAGCACTATGTTAAATTCTATCCTGTTTTATTTTTGTTATTCCGGACGCTGCGAAAGCAGAGGTGGTATCGAGCAGTGCGGCAACATAGTTGTCATAGCGTCGTGAGGTTGTAGTACAATAAACTGATAAAATCTACAATATAACAAATGTTTAGTTTTGGAGACCTGGTGTAATGGTAGCACACGTAAACAAAGGTTATCCTGACAAGGATACAGTCAGCAATTTACAAATTTCCATTCATAAGGACGTGATCGTGGTTCGAATCCACGGGTCTCCACCAATACAGTTCCTTGGCGCAGAGGTAGCGCAACACCTCGACACGGTGAAGGTCACTGGTTCGACCCCAGTAGGAACTACCAAATGATATAGCGAGTTGCCAGAGTGGTCTATTGGCGCATCTTGGAAAGGTGATGGTTCCGTAAGGGGCACGAGAGTTCAAATCTCTCACTCGCTGCCAAAGGAAAGTATTATGAAATTTCTTTTAACATTACTGTTGATACTAACTGTAAAGATCAGTTGGTCATGCGAGATTAACATCATTGCATTTAAGGGATTAAACGATCGGTTTGATAATAGTGCATTTCAGTTTTATAGTAATAAGCATCAGGGATGCAGTTATCTGTATAAATGGCAAGATACTGATAAAGCGTTAACACTCATTAACAATAGTTCTACGCCGTATCAGCTTTATGGTTATAGCAAAGGTGCAGAGTCTGTAGGATTAATTTTAAAAAAAGTAAATCATCTACCAGTCTACGTTATAACTATTGGCGCATGGAAAACTGTGGATTTAGATTTTACAAAGTATAATATTAAATTCCAAAACTATTTTGATGCGTCTGGGTTAGGGCAACAAAGCCCCGGAGTATATCTTTTAGATATACCACACTATCAAATGCAACAAGCAGTGAATAGATTATTATGGAAGATGAACTGAGCTGGGCTCAGGACTGTTTCGAAAGCAGAACGACTGCCTAGCGGTTGGGGTTCGATTCCTCCTTCTTCCGCCAGTTATGTGCGTTTGGTCTAAATGTTAGGGCATCAAGACGTGAGGCTTAACAACCTCCAGATACGGGTTCGAATCCCGTAACGCACGCCAGCTATGCCTCTGCCGATGGAGCGGTGCCAGGTCTTCTAAACCAGGTTATGGTAGTTCGAATCTACTCAGAGGCGCCATCTCGCTGTAGTTCAATGGATAGAATAGGACACTCCTAACGTCTAGATCCAAGTTCGATTCTTGGTAGCGAGACCAAAATATTTTTAAATAAGTGTTGACAAGCAGTTAAATAGACTATATAATTAATACATACGCTGATAACACAGTAGTATAAATGTTCTTTAAAAATTAAATGTGAGTGCTCTAAAACAAGAATGTTTATGGGCACCATAGTTGAATCTTCTGCAAGCTCAGAGGTTTGATCGTACGTTATGTAACCTATTCAACAAACAGTAAACTCGAGTAAAGCTGTTGAGGATAGGCATATAGTGTAGAGGATTCAACTATGGTAAATGCTCCGATGGTGAAATAGGTAGACACAAGAGACTTAAAATCTCTCGCCGAAAGGTGTGCCGGTTCGAGTCCGGCTCGGAGCACCAAAAAATTCTGGCGATAGTTCAATGGATAGAACAGTAGCCTTCTAAGCTATAAATCCAGGTTCGATTCCTGGTCGCCGGGCCAATTTTTTTATTAAGGAATAATATGAGAGCAAGAACAGGTTCAACTTTTAAGTTAAGTAAACGAACAAAAACTATGATAGCGTTAATGAAGTTTAAAAATGATCAAGACCGTCATGGTTTTAAAAACGCAATGATTGATGCTCAAGTGGCAGCAAGCATAGTACCGCGTACCGCCAAAGAGCGAGACGCAAAATAAAAAAAATAATATTCCCCAGTAGCACAGCGGTAGTTGCACTTGACTGTTAATCAAGGTGTCCGTGGTTCGATCCCACGCTGGGGAGCCAAATTAAGGTGCGGTCCTATAATGGTATTAGAGCAGATTGCTAATCTGTCGCTCGGCGTAATCCGGGTTCTGAGTTCGAGTCTCAGTCGCACCGCCAAGTTTAAGGATACTTGCAGCAATGTCATTTATGACACGTTGGTTCGATTCCAACATTATCCTTTTGGATGATTCGCTCAGCGGTTGAGCAACGGCTTCCAAGCCGTCACATAAAAGGTATCCTGTTATTTTTGCCCCTGTAGTTTAATGGTAGAACAGCGGATTTATATCCCGTATGCAACAGATAATTGGTTAGTGTGGGTTCGAATCCCGCCGGGGGTACCATTTAAAATAAAACCCGTCTTACTATTTCTACGTAACGAAATAGCGTCCCTGTAACGATAGACCAGGGGGTACACTAGGACCTGACCTCACAGTCCCCATTTAAGGGATACTGGAAACTGCCTAGGGTGAGGATTAACAGCCTTTCCAGAAGAAGAAAATGTTATGGACAGAGTAACTGCTCAGTCTAGGGCTCCTGTGGTGGGAGTGGCTAGACACTATCGTAAAACACATTGAGCCTGGGAGTCGCGCTCCGGGTTGTTTCAGATAAAAATAGTCCGCAAGGAATAATAGGCAGTGTGTTTCACGATAGATAAATAATGGCGCAGTGTGTTAGAAGCGGTATCTGGACAGGCTCATAACCTGTAGGTCGGGGGTTCGATTCCCTCCACTGCAACCAATAAGCCCCGGTGACGGAATTGGTATACGTGTTGGTCTTAGAAGCCAAATTTTAGGAGTTCGAGTCTCCTCTGGGGCACCAAAGTTTTTTAATGCGGGGTTAGTTTAGTGGTAAAACGAGATCCTTCCAAGTTCAAGTCGCGAGTTCGATTCTCGCACCCCGCTCCATATTTTTTGCCTGGTTGCGCAGAGAGGTTATGCATCTCCTTTACACGGAGAACGATGTCAGTTCGAGTCTGACACCAGGTACCAGTTTATTCGGAATGTAGCGCAGTCTGGTTAGCGCATCTGCTTTGGGAGCAGAGGGTCGTGAGTTCGAATCCCACCATTCCGACCAATTAGGATTATTATATGCCAATGTACGAAGCAACTGTTAGGACACCGCAGGGTGAAGAAAAGAAGCGTATCTATGCGGACACACCGCAAGAGGCTAAAAAACTTTTTGAACAACTGTACGGTGGACCAAGAGCAGTTCCCTACATTCCGCATATAGTGGCAAGTTAAATGGGGGTTTGATGTAATGGTAGCCTGGGACCTTTGCAAGGTCTTCGTAAGAGTTCGATTCTCTTAACCTCCACCAAAAGAATTCACCATGGCACACGGTGTATAATAGGATAAGTAGTGTGGCAACGAATACAGCGGGTAGGGGGGTCACCACTCCAGTCTCATAAGCTCGGAGCATCGGCAGTTCGAATCTGTCACCCGCATCCAAATATAGGATACTAACAGCAATCTTTTACTCATAATCCAAACAGGGAGACCGGCTTCGATTCCGGCTAGTGGTGTAATGGTAGCACACCTGTCAAAAAAGTAAAATGTATCCTGCTAATTTAACTTAAACTTCAAGGAAACACAATGGCCCGTTTAACTTCAGAACTAGCAGTAACACAAGTAGGTAATCGATTTGATCTTGTTTTAATTGCTGCAATTAGATCTCGCGAACTAAAAAAAGGTCACATGCCTCTAGTTCCGTCGAAGAATGGTCCCAATGTTACAGCACTGAGAGAAATCGAAGCTGGTAAGATTGGGCGTGAATATTTAGAAAAACTTCGCAAGCCTCCGAAGAAGAGTAATCACTATTAAAGACTATGCAGCCAATTTATCTTAATAAAGAAATTGATAAAACAGGTGCTGAGTTGGACATTTTGCACGTTGAAAAAATAGCCAACAGTCCTGTCTATACATTTTTTATCAGACATATGGCCGAATTGATAGATGCTGGTTTCGCAATGGCAAAAACCAGTTGGAATGACGATGATTGTGGAGCCATTTATGCAGAAGAAAATGGTGTTATAGTAGGGGCTATAATCTATAGTAGAGCATACTTACATAAAAATTGTCTATGGATTGAACTTAGTGCAGTACGTAATGATTGCCGGAAACGTGGTATCTATTCAGTATTACATAATTATTTTGAGATGCTTGCAAAAAAAATGAACTGTGATTCTATTTCTAGCAAAGTACATAAAAATAATGTAGTTCGATTATCTTCAGCAGAAAAAGTTGGTATGAATATTGCTTTCTATCAAATGGTTAAAATGATTTAAAATCATAACAAAGGTAAAGAAATGGCAAAATGTTATCAATTGGTCGGAGTGCCTGCCTCAGGTAAGAGTACTTGGATTAAAAATCAAGAGTGGGCCGCGGACTGCGTAGTTGTATCTACTGACGATTTTGTTGAAGCCTATGCTCGAGAACAAGGTAAGACCTATTCAGAAGTATTTGTAGAGTACATGCCGACGGCTGTAAATCTAATGGCTGACAAAGTAATAGAAGCTCGAGAAGCTGGAAAAGACATTATCTGGGATCAAACTAGTACCACACTTGCTAGTCGTACTCGAAAGTTTAATATGTTGCCGGATTATGAACACATTGCTGTGGTGTTTAAGACACCTGAGCATAAGGAATTATATCGTCGATTGTTCAGCCGTCCTGGCAAGGACATTCCAGATCATGTTATTGCTAGTATGATTGCCAGTTTTGAAATGCCGACACTAGACGAAGGCTTTGTTCAAGTTTGGTTTGCACAATAACTATTGCCCTGCTAGACAGGGCTTTCTTTTGATTGTATAATGTAAATATCAACACAAAGGAAATATAATGGCAGGCAAAGCAAAATCGATCTATCTCACTATTCTACCCAAAGGTAAGCATATGAGTGTATTCAAAAAAGTCTTCTTCGAAGCTAAGTCTTATAATGAATACGTCAAGACTGAAGAATTCAAAGCTAAATGGCCTGCTGAGGAATACGATATTATAAAAGAGACATATTGATGAAAACATGGATTACTAGCGACTTACACTTTGGACACAAGAACATTATGAAGTTCTGTCCACAAACACGGGCACGATTTCGTGACGACCTTGCCTACATGAATAACGCAATGGCCGAAGAATGGAATGCCAAAGTAGAGCCCGGTGATCTTGTTTACATTCTAGGTGATGTAGCGTTTATGAGCGGCAGTGATGCTGGGCGTATGATGTGGCGGTTGAACGGGGATAAGATCCTTGTAGAAGGCAACCACGATCGCAAGACCTTAATGGACGAAACATTCCGCAGTGCGTTTAAAGAAATACACAAGTATTTGGACATTACCTATGACGGGCACAAGTGTGTGATGTTTCATTATCCCATCTTAGAATGGGATCAAATGCACAGGGGCGCCCTGCATTTTCACGGGCATTTACACGGTGGATCTACTGGTATGGAAAAATACAGGTGTATGGATGTGGGCATGGACTCAACTGGCGAAATTGTTATCTCAATGGATCGTGCAGTCCGCTTGATTAAGGACAATGAGATTAAAGGGCATCATGTGTAAATATATGTATGACTTGGATCAAAAATCTGTTTAAAAAGCCCGAATCTGGAAAAGTAAAACTAAAGTTTATAGCTCTAGATGAAAATGATCAGCCGTACGAAGAAGTGGCTACTGTGCCCTATCATGACGGATATGATGAAGCGGTTATACAAGCTAAGTTCAAAAACTTCATGCGGCTCCGTAAGCATTTAGTAGTAGAAATTACTATAGAAGAAAAGATGCCTGATCCCGATTGACAGCATGGTAAAACCATGCTATAATATACACTTATTAACAAGGAGAGTAGCATGGAAGGATTTACAATGGAACAAAGCGGTATGGACATTGTCCGCAAGGCCCAAGTCTATGCCATGGCTGCTCATGCCGCAGTTGGTCAAAAGCGTAAGTACACAGGCGAACCCTACATCGTCCATCCTGCTGAAGTTGCTAAGATCGTAGCCGGTGTTCCCGGTAGTACTCCTGACATGGTTGCGGCCGCTTGGTTGCATGATGTTGTGGAAGACACTGGTTGCACTTACACTGATATCCATATGGCGTTTGGCGCTGACATCGCTACTTTGGTTGGATGGTTGACTGACGTTTCTAAGCCCGAAGATGGCAATCGTGCTCATCGCAAGGCTATGGACCGTGAGCACACTGCGGCAGCACCTGCTGAAGCACAGACTATCAAATTGGCAGATTTGATCTCCAACAGTCGTAGCATCATGCAATACGATCCCGCTTTTGCCAAGACTTACTTGGAAGAAAAGAGATTGTTGTTGGCTGTTATGACTCGCGGTGACGCAGGCTTGCACGCCGAGGCTAGTAAGTATGTCATGGCTTGATACGTTAATAAATGGCAAGGCTTCTCGTCCTCGTAGTCTAGAACTGCGGGTACGAGAAGAACTTGCTCCTCAAAAGTTCACCGTCTATTACTCGGGTGGTGACTGGTGGGAAGAAAAGGATGAAATGACTGCATGGTGCTCAAAGCAGTTTGGACACAGAAATGAAGGATATAACAATCCTCGTTGGGGAACTGGACCATTTGAGTATAGATTTAAAAACAAAAAGGACGCACTGTTCTTTATTTTGAAATGGGGTTGATATGGCTTATAATAACGGAAACCCGTATGACCAAGAAGCAGACTATGCTAAGAAGTCTATGGCAGAATTGATTGCTATCCGTACTCAGTTTGAGCTGGCAGTAATTAATCACCCGAACGGCCCTAAGATGTTTAACGAACATCTCGAATGGGTCAAGATGAAAATCGCAGAACGCATTGGGAAACAGAAATAATGTATATAACGAATAAATTTCAATCCATCCGACTGCCCGTTGAACCGGGCATGTTGGAATGGTTGAGAGAAACTTATCCTAACTCAGGATACTATATTGTGGAGGCAGTATGATTGATGAAAGTCATTTACCCGTATCAGAACAGAGTCTTGTGTTCCGTTTACGTAAGCGGGCAGAAATCCGCCGACAGATTCAAGGTCGTAAATCAGTAGAAGAAGGCAAGCCCGATAAGATTGCAAACTTGTTAGAAGAGGCTGCTAACGAAATTGAACGACTAAGAGCTAATTAACATTTGGAGTATTGTAATGCCGTGGATTGAAAACGTAGCCGCTGATGATATCCCAAAGAGGTTTCATCACGAAGCTGGAGAAAACTCAATGCTGATCAGCATTACTGATCCAGCCTCGTGGCGTCCTACTCCTGCACACAAGTTTAAAGAGATTCACAACTTTGAGTTCTTGGACGTAGAGGCCAAAGATGAAGTTTTAGAAGAAGAAATGAAGTGCAGCCAAGATCAGGCCAATGAGCTAGTTCGACTGCTACAACACGCATTGGCTAACCGTATGAATGTAGTTGTTCACTGTTTCGCAGGTATCTGCCGATCAGGTGCAGTGTGTGAAGTTGG